TTTGGTGACTTCGAAGAGGCATCCGTCCTGTTCACGTCAATTGGCGATTGGCTTGGTTCAGTTATTAAGGCAAGCGCTGATGCTCGAAACGGGTTTCTACAGATGTGGAAGGATCTCGGTGGTAGGACTGCCCTGGTTCAGGGTCTGGCTAATATCTTCTGGGCTATAGTTAAGGTACTCGGCCAGATCGGTACTGCCTTCCGTCGCGTGTTTATGAACGCTAGCGCCGAAGGTCTTGTTCGCATCACCAAAGCGTTTGAGAACTTCACGTCTAAGCTTATCATCACGAACAACTTCGCTGATAAGCTTGAGTGGACATTCACCGGTCTGTTCTCAATCTTCCATATCTTTGCTACTATTCTCGGTGAAGTCGCGCAGGTCGTCTTTACCGTAGCGTCACACATCGTACAGGCCCTGTTCCCGGCATTCACCGGGATCAATTCGGGTGTATTCCAGATTACTAAGGTCCTAGGTAAGGCGATCTACTGGTTTGACCAGTGGTTCACTAAGCTTGATCTCGGCGGGAAGATTCTAAAACTCCTTCTACCACCAATTGATCTGGTCGGCAAGGCCATCAAGTGGGTCTCTGACAAGATCCACGACTTCATCATGTGGATCGACTTCACAGGAAAGGTAAAGGGTGCCGGAGAGGGACTTAAGAACCTCGCTTCGAAGTTCGGACTCGTCAAGGACGCTCTTAAGAACTCGGTAATTGGTCGAGAGTTCTCTGACGCGATGGATTCCATCCACAGCGGAGTAGACAAGGCCAAGTCCAAGATCAACGAGTTCGCCGGAAGTGTTGGCGACAAGCTTAAGGCTAAGCTGATCTCCGGTAAAGCCGCTCTGTCTGACTACTTCAAGGGCTTCAACCTAGGAGACATGTCTTCGGCTGAGGCAATTGTCGCTTCTCTGGGAACCAAGTTCGACGAACTCGGTCAGAAGCTCAAGATCTCCGAGAAGGTCCAGTGGCTCAAAGAGAAACTCATTGAGCTGCGAGATGCCCTTGTCGATACGTGGAACACGGTTCAAAATAGTGCCGTTTGGGATAAGCTGGGTAAGGCGTTCTCTGACGTCGGCGGTAAGGTCAAGGAAGTAGCGGTCTCATTCCGCGACTGGGTTAATGGTCACGGTGAGGTCAAGACTAAGGCTAAGGAGGCAGCAGGTGCCGTATCTGAGGTTGGTACTGCTGCAACCCAGGCTGCCAAGGAAACCGGCCAAGCGGCTAAGGAGAACTTCCTTAAGAAATGGTTCGAGGACATCGAACAGGTCGCTCGAGCGGTTCACCTCCCGGAACTCTTCGACACTATCAAGCAGAAGTTCGTCGAGTTCAAGGACTTCGTGGTAAACACTTTCGCCCCCAAGGTGAAGGAAGGTGCTAAGAACGCATTCGGCTCTATCGGTACCGCGATGAGTCAGGCAAACTCCAACCTCAAGTCCTATGACATGGGTAAAATCCTTGTCGGAGCCATTGGCGGTGGAGTGCTTATTGCTTTCACTCGATGGATCAACTCCTTTAAGGAGAACTTTGACAAGATCGGAAACGTCGCTGACAAACTCGGCAATGTATTTGATAAGCTTGGCGGAGTCCTCGAGGCATTCGAGCAGAAGGTTAAAGCCAAGGCTCTTCTGACAATCGCAATTGCTCTCGGTGTTCTTGCTGGGGCACTGATCCTGATGTCGCTGGTTCCTGCGCCGAAGCTCCTCGTCACCCTGGCTGTCCTGAAGTACCTCTTCAAGATGATGGACGACATGCTTGAGTCTATGACTAAGATGGTCGCCTTCAAGAACGATAGTGTTCGCATTGTCGGTATGCTTATCGCTATGGGGGCGGCAATGATCTTGATGGCTACCGCTGTTCGTATCCTTGCGGGCATGGATCTCAAGGGCGCTGTAGTTGGTCTAGCCGCCATGAAGATTCTCATGATGACCATGCAGGAATTCATGACCAAGATGGCCGCGACCAAGGGTGTCGAGAAGGGGGCTGGAATTCTTCTAGCTCTAGCGGCATCCTGTGTTATTCTGTCTCTGGCAGTATACACCCTTGGGTCCATGGATACGGGTAAGGCAATTCAGGGGGTTATCACGCTTGCCGCGGTTGTTACGATCCTGTCTGGATTCATGATGGTTGTCAGCAAGGATCCCTTCATGGGTAAGGGTGCGGCGATTCTTCTGTCACTTGCCGTCTCGTGCAATATCCTTGTAGCAGCTATTTGGATGCTTGGGACGATGGACACTGGTAAGCTCCTCCAGGGCGTTATTGCTCTGGGAGTCATCATCCTTGAGCTATCTGTGGCCATGGCAGTTGCGGGAAGAGCTAACGCTCGAGGTGCCGCTGCGATTATTGCTATGTCCGCCGCGGTCCTAGTCTTGACAGGCGCAGTTGCGATTCTTGGTAATATGGATATCATGACTCTGGCAAAGGGTCTAATTGCTCTGGCGGCAGGTCTTGCTATCCTTGCCATCTCGATGGCTGCGGCGGACGCCTTCAAGACAGGAGCCATTGCCCTTGGTATTGCCTCTATTGCGTTCCTGGCGCTAGCCTCAGCAATGAAGACACTATCCGGGATTACCTGGACTCAGCTGGCGATTGGCTTGATTGCTCTTGCCGGAGGTATGCTGATCCTGGTAGCTGCAGCTGCTGGCGCTCAGTACTTTGCAGTGGGTATGATCGTACTCACGGCGGCATTGCTCGCACTAGGCCTGGCGCTACTTCCGATCTCGATCGGTATGGCGGCCTTTGCGGCGGTACTGGGTATCGCAGCAACTACTGGAGCAGCAGCATTCCTAGTTCTGACTGAGGGGCTCAAGCAGCTAGCGGCAATTCTTCCGCAGGTAGCCATCGACCTTGCGAATGCCATCGCTAACTTCATCATTACTCTGGGAGCCAAAGCCCCTGAGCTTGCAGTTGCTATGGCGGCATTGCTTGGGGCGATTATCTATGCTATCAACGCTAATATACCAGGTATTGTAGCATCGCTGTTCATCCTGATCCAGGCAATGCTCACCGAGTTGGCTAACCACGCCTACGAGTTCGGCGAGAAGGGCGCTACGATCCTGGCAAACTTCCTGAATGGTATTGCTGACAACATCGGTAAAGTGATTGACGCTGCTACAAACGTCATTCTCAACTTCCTGGATGGCATTGCCAGGAACGGGCCTAAGATCATCGACAAGGGTATGTGGACTGTACTCAAGCTGCTTGAGGGTGTCCGCGATGCCATCAATAAGTACGCTTACCGATTCAACAAGGTTGGTCGAGAGATTGCTTGGGCTATTGTCGATGGTATGACTAATGGGCTTGCCTCTAAGGCTTGGAGCTTCGGCGAGTCCATGCTTAGCGTTGCTAAGAGTGGTTACAACAAGGTCAAGAGCTACTTCAAGATCCACTCTCCTTCTCGACTGATGATGGAACTCGGTGGATACGTCGGAGAGGGTCTGGCAATCGGTATCGAGGATACTGGCGATCGTGTTGCTGATGCCGGAGGTAGTATGGCTGGCGCAGCTTACGATGCTATGTCTAAGGCTCTTGACGGAGTCAACGAACTCATCGAGGATGACCCGTCCTTCAAGCCTGAAATCAAGCCCGTCCTGGATCTCACTGAGATGCAGAAGCAGGCCAAGGGAATCAACAACTTCCTTCCCGCCATCGGAGTCACGGCTCAGGCTGCTAACGCGGCTCGACCTCCTGCTCCGATCGCAGTTGACAATTCCGACAAGAATAGTCAAAATGGTGTTACAAACATCACATTCAACCAGACCAACAACTCGCCTGAGGCGCTGGATGCGGCGACTATCTACCGCAACACCAACACTCAGCTTGCAATGGCAAAGGACAAGTTGACACTATGATCTCAGAGATCTCGTCCACGACAAAGTCGGGGGATCGTCTAACCATCGACATCACGAACCCCTACGAGTCGGGGGTCGCGGTCAAGGAGATTACTGGTCTGGGGCCAGTAAAGGCGGACATCAGTACTGATGGATTCGCCCTGCTGGACGGAGCGTTTCTCAAGGGGATCAGGGTTGGTACTCGTACTGTGGTACTGACTCTGATCCCCTGGGGGACCGATATTCAGGAACTCCGACTCAAGTGCTACTCCTACTTCGGAGTCGGAGAGACCATTACTCTCGGTGTGACAACCGACTGGCTTAACGTGCACTCCGACTTCATCGTCGAGTCCGTCGAGCCAAACATCTTCTCTGAGCGGCAGGAGATCCAGGTTTCCCTCCTTGGGTTGGATCCGTATTGGAAGTCCTCCGCTACTCAGATTCAGAAGGTCGTGGGATTCAACGACAACACGCCCACCTTCGAGTTCCCGTTCTTCTCACAGGACAACCACAAGCTCAAGTTCGGTGACATGACCAACTCCTCGGGTAAGGATATCCGATACCTTGGTGACTACCCGGCTGGTGTTACTATTACTGTTGAGTTCCTCGGTACGGTCAGTAACCTTATCCTGAGTAATACGACTTTCAACGAGACAATGTCTATCTCTCGCGCTGGAAACTTCTATGCTGGAGAGAGTATTGTCGTAGACACTCGTCCCGGCAAGAAGTCGATCACTCACCAGGCTCGAGGTAGGAAGTCTTACATTACTGGTGTTCTGGCGCCAGGGAGTACCTGGATTCAGATGCACCCTGGAATCAACACGATCGCCCTTCAGTATGCTGGAGGCGTTGACGACGTGAACGTCTCTATGGAATACGATACGCTTTATAGGGGGATCTAATGCAGCTGTTCTTCGCGTTCCTTCATAACTACAATTCTTGGATTGAGGTTCCGAATAACTTCTACTCCCTCAACTGGACTGAGCGGGCATATGACTACGGCCAGTTCGAGCTCCAGCTCTACTCGGATCAACCCGGGTATGAGTACAGTCTTGGGAACCTGTTCATTCGAGACGACACCTCGACCGCCATGGTGATCGAGACGGCCACAGTTAAGCAGGAGGATGACGGTGTCTACCTCCACAAGTATACAGGTCGCTCTCTCGAGTCTATGTTTGAGTGGAGGGTTCTACCTCACAGGCAGTGGATTGAGCCCGACAAGAATGGCCAGTTCAATGCTCAGATGACTGCTGAAAACTTGGCCCACGCGCATCTTGGGAAGGATGCAGAAGCTGCTCGTAGGATCGATAACTTCAACTTCCACCGGGAAACTCGAGTGTCTCAGATGGCCTACGTCAACGACACTGGGCAGAAGATCCAGGATGGTAAGTGGATCATCTACGACCGAGCACCCATTGCTGAGATGTTCAAGAACGTCTTGTCGGCGTGTAAGCCGAACGGATATTCTCTCTTCTACAAGATCAAGCTCGAGAACCAAGGTATCCACTGTTACGTAACTGCTCCGCATCTTATCAATACGATCACACTCGCTCAGGAGAATGACAACTTCTCCGACTTCGAGTCAGTGGACTCCATTGTCGACAAGAAGAGTACGATCTACGAGGTCTGGGACTCTGGCGATGTGGATCTGAAGTGGATTGCAGACGGTAGTACCCACACTCGAGCACACACACTGCGATCTGAGAATCCAATTACTCGACGAGAAGTCTTGTGGGATAATACTCAGGTCCACAAGCCTTACTCGATCAAGGACTGGAAAGCGCTTACCGATCTTCAGCGGAAGCACATCACATCTCTGAGCGAGGTGTGGTATCCCTTCTGGGTTCTGGACGCCATGTTCCCGAAGTATACCCCGCTCAAGATGATCTCGGGTAAGATCAACAGTTTCTCCAACGTCGAGTACCGAACTGGATTCGACGTCGGCGATATCTTCTACTACGTCCCCTCGGGCAGCAACGCAGAGCCAATTGAGTGCCAGCTGACTGAGATGACTGAGTCTTGGTCCAGTAGTGGGTTCTCTCGAGTTCCCACTATCTCAATGTCGTCTCGTACCAAGTGGAATGGTGACGGCTTCCGTATTGACTTCACTCGCGGTGGCCCCGGAGAGGTCATTGCTCCTCGAGAAAGGGATTAATGCATGGCCATTTCTAGTGGTTTCTACAACTCGGTGAATGGTGACCGGACATACGATGCGGACCAGTTCGGATCGCTCTTTGACGGTATCATCGCACCGGGTGTCTTCCCGAACGTGGGAGACAAGTTCCGAGTCCGCCCCACCAACAACGGTATGTCCGTCTATGTCGGTGCCGGTAAGGCTTGGCTGAACAACCGATGGGTTGAGAACTCGGGCGATGAGACGGTCGCTATTACCGGCTCTCACGCAACCCTGGACCGAATCGATCTCGTGTGCATCGAGGTTGACCGATCCAAAGCTGTCCGTGGCGCCAAGATTAAGGTGGTCCAGGGTACCCCTGCGGTTACCCCTCTCATCCCGAACGTGGGAGACAGTGGTGACCGACAGACCTTCGCTCTTGCCCAGATCAAGGTCATCAAGAACTCTCGGCAGATTGTTGCCGAAAACATTATCAACCTTGTTGGTAGTGCTCGTACCCCCTATGTTCGTGGCCCCCTTGAGACGATCAACCTGGACTCTCTCCAGGCCAAGCTCCAGGGTGAGTTCAACACCTGGTTTGACTCGGTTCGAGATGCTCTGGCTAATGCTGGAGGTAACACCTCGACTGATGTTGCCAACCTCAAGGTGAGCGACAAGAACCAGAACGACCGCATCCAGGCCGTCGAGGGTCGAGTCGCTGGAACCGAACTCAAGATCACTCAGATCAACGAGAAGTTCACCAACTCGGGGTCGGTCTATGGGATGCTCAACGACTCGAATGTTGGTGTACACAACTCGATCTACCGAGGAGCCTCACTGGGTAACTCGGTGACCCCGTATCTCCAGACGATTCGAAGCGGCTCGTTCTCGGGTTTGTATCTCGGTGACTACTGGACATATTCTGGCGTTACTTGGCGAATCGTGGCGTTCAACTACTTCATGAATATCGGTGAGCCACCATTCCGCCAGAACCACATTGTGGTTGTCCCTGACCGATCACTGTTCCGTGAGGCTTGGTCGACTACTATCCCGGATCAGCGCTCGTACGTCGACTCGACACTGAACCAGTCTACCATGACGCAGGCCAGTCGCATGGCTGAGTCTCTGTTCAACCGGTCCAACATGGTCGGCGTCTGGACTCGAGTTTCTACTGGGTACGATGGTAACGGCGCAGTCAGGGATTGGCGCTGGTATAACCCGCACATCAATATCATGGACGAGGCCATGCTTTGGGGAACGTCGATCTTCAACGATCCTCTCGCCAAGGGTATGCACCATAACCAGTTCCCCGCCTTCAGGCTCAACCCCGCCCTTGTTAACATTGAGGAGGAGTACTGGCTTCGTGAACGAGCTTCAGCACAGACTGCAGTCTACATGAAGTCTACTGGTCAGTTCTCCCACGCCCCGATTAACTACTCACTCGGGGTACGTCCCTATCTAGCGATCGGTTAACATGCAGCACTTCGGATTCAACCCACTGCTCGATATCGTTCTTGCGATATTCTTGTCAGTACTGGGATCTTCCGGGATGTGGGCTTGGATCATGAAGCGCAGTGAGCGGAAGTCCGCCACATCAAGGCTTCTGCTCGGAATGGCCCATGACCGGATTGTATATGTCGGGAAGACCTATCTTCATCGAGGATTTCTCACCCTCGACGAGTATGAGGACTTCATGAAGTATCTTGTAGAGCCCTATTCCGAGTTCGGGGGGAATGGGCTTGCTGAGAAGATAGTGAATGAAGTAAAGAATCTTCCCGTAGTCCCCACCCCTAGACCCCCGGCAAAGAGGAAAACCAATGGCTAAGCACCTTCAGGAGAGCAAGTTGAATAACAAGTCCTACGACGTCCTCAAGTGGGTTGCGCTGGTCGCCCTTCCGGCTACCTCCGCGCTCTATCTCACGCTGGCGGCTCTGTGGCACCTGCCTCACCCGACTGAGGTGGCGGGCACTATCGCTGCGATTGACACCTTCCTGGGTGTTCTTCTCGGAGTGAGCTCCAACAAGTACCAGGGTACTCAGCCCTCTGGCGCCCTCCACGTGTCTGAGGACCAGGGGATCCACGCCACTTTCGACCAGGGCGTCGCTGAGATGCTCCGGAATGGGAAGGTGACGCTGGACGTCAAGCAGGTCTAAGCGAGAAAAACCTGCGGTATAATGAACCCCTAGAAAGGAGCCATACCCATGAAGAACCCTGACCCCATTCAGCAGACGATTGAAGCTGCTCTGAAGGAGGCCGAGCTTCACGATCCCTCTAGTGAGGACTACACCACAATTGCTCGAAATGTCGAGACTCTTGCAAAAGCCAAAGCCCTTGGCGAGAGCAAGAAGCTCAGCAAGGACGCAATTCTCGGTGCAGTCACCTCCATGGCAGGTATCGTAGCCGTCCTCCAGTATGAGCGACTTGCAGTCGTCAGCTCGAAGGCGTTTGGTTTGATCATGAAGGTTAAACCCTTCTGAGATTCGCCTGGCCCCCTGTGCTATACGCATGGGGGGCTGGGCTTATCTTTTTTTTTCGCGTAGAAAACGGGCTCTATATTGAAACCCGTCATAGAAAGGACACTCTCATGAACCTCTCTCCCGCCGCTGCACAGGCCGCACTCGACTACGCCGAGGAGCTTGCTGCCACTGGACTGAGCTCTGAGCAGTACGACCACTACTACCTCTGACACAGTTCTAGATCCCGCCATGGGATCTAGGCTTATCTTTTTTTTGTCTAATCACACCAGTCACAGGAGTCGCAAAAATAACACCGGGTATATTGAAGACCCTTAGAAAGGAAACACAATGACCACCCTCCTCGCTCTTGTCATCGCCCCCTTCGTCGTCATCGGCACCCTGCTGATTGTCGCCGAAATGGTTGGCAAGAAGAAGACCTGGAACTTCTGATCCTACCACCTTCCAGCCAAAGATCCCGCCATGGGATCTAGGCTTATCTTTTTTTTTCGCAAGATAAACCAGCCCTATATTGAAGATCCTACGAAAGGAAAGACCATGCTCTACATCGCCCTTATCCTCGTTACCATCCTCAGCATCTTCTTTGCCGTTGCTCACGAAGAGCAGAAGCACACCTCCTACACCCTTAGGAACCGTGTGTGGAAGCTCGAGAATGAGAACGCGAAGCTGCGTGCTGAGACGATGACTGACGAAGAGTGGAATGCGATGGTGGAACAGGCTCTCGCCAACATCCACTGATCCCAACCTATATCCCTAACCTGGGATATAGGCTTTCCGCGAGAAAAACCATGCCTTATATGAGACCCCTCTATTTGAAAGGAAATCCTCATGACTGAGACCCACGACAACTCCGTTGAGACCAACGAGAAGATCGTCGAGTTCAAGTTCAACAAGGACGCTGTCCTGCCCGCTATCAAGCGCAACTCCAAGAAGTTGATTGCCGGCGCCGCTGTATTCGCAGCTGGTACCGCTCTCACCCTCATGGCGTTCCGCTCGGTTCCGGACACGGACGAGCCCGAAGAGCTTGAGCACGACGACCTCGATGAGCTCGACGAGATCGAAGCCTCTGAAGAGACCGACTGAGACCTCATCCTATATCCCGACCTGGGATATAGGCTTTTCTAAGGAGCGTATATGGAATTCGGACAATGGCTTGGCATCTACGGCCTGCTTCTGCTTATCTGGCTCGAGCTTCGAGACATTCGAAAGAAGATGAAATAGCCCGCGAGAAAAACCGGTCCTATATTGAAACCCCTCCGTTTGAAAGGACCACTCATGACCCGCATCATCGTTTCTGTCATCAAGAGCGCTGTTTTCATCCTCGGAATCGTTCTCGCCTCCTGCTTTATTGGCAGGGGTGCGAACTCCCGGATGAAGCACGTTGTTGGTGTTCAGCAGCGCTTCATCGCGCGCCGTGATCGTAAGATCAACCGCTGGTAATTCAGCACTATACCCCGACTTGGGGTATAGGCTTTTCCTCGAGAAAGGAGCACACATGTTCGAGGAACCACCGATCTACTACATCCTGATCAGTCTCATCTTCCTGATCGTCTTCGGAGCCATCAGCTTTGCCACCTGGATGGTTTGGTTGACAGCTATCTCTTTCTTCGCCAAGCTTGTGGTGACCGCGATCGGTTTCCTGCTGGCGGCCATGACAGTCATCCTCTACACAATCTCGGCGGAGTGAAATGCTAGTCATACTTCTCGGTCCAAGTTGTTCAGGCAAGTCCACATTCCAGAAGGAGCTGGTTGAGAATGAGGGGTACCATGCAGTCCGCACTGCAACGACCCGACCTAAGCGTATGGGAGAAGACCTATCTTCCTACTACTTCCTCAAAGATCAAAGCTTTGCTGAATGGGAAGTACGGGGTGACCTCCTTTGCGTCGAGACCTTCCGAGGCTGGCGGTATGGTGTTCCTCGAGACGAACTGGTCCGATCTGCATCCAGGACGAACCGATGCGTCATCCTCACACCGGGAGGAGTCATGGAGCTCCTGGCAAAGCATGCAGACATCGTCGTCGGAGACGCTCTGTCCGTACTCTACCTCGGTGTTGATGGAGCAACCGGAGAAGCTCGTGCATATTCACGAGGAGATGACCGACGGGAGTATCTGCGCCGAATGGCTGCCGACTCCATCGATTTCCGACACTACCCTCGGGAGAATGGTGTTTGGGAGTTTACGCCGGATTATATCCTGGATTGCATCAACAATCCGCAGAACTACAAACTGAAGCCCCGCCTCAAGCGAGTTGAAAGGAAGCACTCATGACCGCGATCTGGTGGACCATCTATATTCTGGCGGCATTCACAATTGTGATCGTTTGGCTCAATCTCATCACTCTCTTTATCCGAGGGTGCACCTACATCTTCAAGTCTGAGTGGTGTAAGGTTAAGGTCGTTGAGGGACCTCCTGGGCCTCGAGGAGAGCGTGGCGAGAAGGGTGATCGTGGTGAACGAGGATTCCCTGGAACTGCTGGTAGCTTCATATTCAACGACCACGCAAAGGCTACGGTCAAAGCAGTTATGCGAGAGCAGGGGATTCTCTCTCGTAAGGATATCGAGTCTCTGATTCGTATGGAGGTCGCTGCGCATCTGGCTAAGCTTGAGATTTCGCATACGACATATCCCGGTCTACACAAGGAAGTTCTGAACATCAAGACTAAGGAGGACAAGTGATCAATGCGAACGGTGTTACGCAATTCTTCAAGACAAACGCTCCGGCTATTCTCACGGCCTCGGCATGCGTCGGGACCGTTGCTACGGCCGTACTCACGGCGAAGTCTACTACGCTCGCCGTCGAGAAGATCGCGGACTACTGTGAAGCCAATCTTCGCTCACCCGAAGACCTCTCTTGGAAGGAGAAGTTCGCAGTATCATATCGAGTATATATTCCCCCGGCCATCGCAGGCGTATGCACTCTGGTATCGATCATCGCGGCGAATCGTATTCAGTACTCTCGTGGAGCGGCGTTCGCACTGGCTTACACAGGTTCGGAGGCGGCGTTTAAGCGATATCGAGAAGCGGTGGCGGACGTGGTTAAGCCGAAGGACCGCGAGAAGATTAAGGCCCGCGTTGCAGAGAAATCGATTCAAGATGCTGGCAAACCTGTGTCCGGATCCGTTCTGGTCGCTTCCTCCGGAGACGTCCTCTGCTATGATGTATTCTCGGGACGATATTTCAAGTCCGACATTGAAACAATTCGTCGAGTCGAGAACAACATCAATGGGCAGCTCAATCTCGAGTGTTATGCCTCTCTCAATGAGTTCTACAACGGCCTCGGGGTTCCTCCCATCGCTGCTGGGGAGCTGGTAGGCTGGTCCGAGCCGAATTCCCTCTCTGTGGAGTTCGGTTCACAACTGACAGAGAAGGGCGAGCCTGTCCTGACCGTCGACTTCCTTGTTTCCCCCAAGGAAAACTACTTCAAGATCAACTGAAAGGAAACCATCTATGTTCTCTCACATCATCCGCGTCCGTGGTATCTTTGACGACGAGCCCACCACCAAGAAGCTCTACTTCCACATGAGCCGCCGTGAGATGTTTGACTTCATCAAGCGGTATGACAACGTCACCAACTTCGAGAAGTGGCTCCAGGCTGCTATCGACAACGAGGACCTGTACACCATGATGAAGTTCTTCGATGACCTCATCGGTACCTCGTACGGTGAGCGCCAGGGTGAGCGCTTCGTCAAGTCCGAGCAGATCAAGGAGTCCTTCCTCAACTCGCCTGAGTACGAGGAGCTCTTCGACCAGCTCATGGACAACCCTGCTCTCGTCCGTGAGTTCTACAACGGTATCCTTCCTGAGAAGATCATGAAGCAGGTCCAGCAGGATCCGAAGTACAAGGAGCTCGACAACAAGCTCAAGGAGACTGAGCTCAACAACCTCTAATCCATATTCGGGGGCCCTGGAGAAATCTGGGGCCCCCACCTCCTTGAAAGGGGCCACCTTGGCTAACGCACCAATCCGTCCGAACCTACCCTCAAACAGCAAGCTCCCTGAGCGCAAGAAGGTTGAGCAGGTCACCACTGCCACCGTCACCAAGAAGAAGTCTAGCTTCGGAACAAAGGCCGTTTCGGCTTTTGTTGGAGAGGATATTCACAATGTCGGCGAGTATCTACTTTACGATGTTACGATCCCTGCTATCAAGAACACACTCTCGGATCTGGTCAGCCAGGGCATCGAACGTCTCCTCTTCGGAGAGTCTTCTCCTCGAGCTCGCAGCTCGTCCGGGGGGTCCCGTGTCTCATACGGATCATATTCTCGACCAGGCTCAGCACCAGGCAATCGCCGAGACGCTTCTCCTCGTACACGTCGATACCATGATTTCTCAGAGATCGAGCTCGAGTCCCGAGATGAAGCTTATCTCGTTATCGACCGACTCGGAGACATCATCGAGGAGTACGGTCTTGCCACCGTCGCCGATCTCTACGATCTCTGCGGTATCACTACCGAATACACTGACGAGAACTGGGGCTGGACTTCGGCCCGGTACATGTCGGTGATCCGTAGCCGTCGTGGCTACATGCTTCAGCTCCCGAAACCTGACCACATCAATGCACGATGAATCCTCAGCAAGTGCGGCTTGAGCTTATCGCCGCCTATCCATTCTCAGACAAATGGCGTCGCCGTGTTGAACGCATGGAAGACGACCAGGCAATCGCAATCTACCTTCGACTCAAGAAAGCAGGACGTATCAAATGAATCTCGGAATCGTTACCCGTCTCGCCGGACGCGCTGGGCTGGTTCTCAGCAAGCACGCCCCCACTATTCTGACCGCCGCTGGTACCGTCGGCTTTATCGGTACCACGGTTCTCGCCTCCAAGGCCACCCTCAAGGTTGAGGAGACTCTGGCTGAGGAGGCTGCTCTTCTCGTCAAGGTCCACGAGGCCCACGAGGACGGCAAGCTCACCGACAAGGACGCCACTCGGGACAAGGTCATCCTCTACACCCGAATGACCACCAAGCTCGCGAAGCTTTATGCCCCCGCCCTTATTCTCGGTGCCGCCTCTATTGCCTCTCTGGTGACTGGGCACGGCATCATGCTGAAGCGCAACGCCTCTCTCGCTGCAGCGTACGCCGCTGTCGACCAGGCCTTCAAGACTTACAAGAAGAAGGTCGAGTCGAAGTTTGGTAAGGACGCAGTGCTGGACGCCATCGTCTCTGTCGCTGACGAGGACCTCACCAAGGACGAGATGACTCTCGAGGCGATCTCCGCTGTCGACAGTGTCTCGCCCTATGGCGTTATCTTCGATGACGAGAATGTGAACTGGTCTGCTGACGAGGACCTGGCTATGCTCCACCTCAAGTGCCAGCAGCAGTACGCGAACGATATCCTTCAGACTCGTGGGCACATCTTTCTCAACGAGGTCTACAAGATGCTAGGGTTCCCCCACACTCCCGCTGGTGCTGTGACTGGTTGGGTCAAGGGTAACGGCGACGACTTCGTCGACTTCAACATCTTCGAGGGCACCTTCGAGGGTGAGGACAAGAACGGTCGTACCGTCACCAAGTGGGCGCTGGACTTCAACGTCGACGGCGTGATGTACGACAAGATCTGAGGTGACCATGCTTGACAAGATCGCATATTTCGCAGCCGGGGCTGTCACAGGCGGCCTTGGCGTATATTTCGTTCTTGCTCGCAAGTTCGAGCAGGACTTCCAGGAAGCCACAATCGAGATCAACAAGGAGCTTGCAGAAATTGCTGAAGCGAAGCACAAAGAGCGAGTGGGAGATGGCCCTGATCCAGAGGATCGGGAACCCGATCCTGAGCCGGTGGTACCGAGCGTTGCTGTGGACTACTCTCCGACTCCTGTGGAAGATCCCGACCAGGAGGAAGTGACCAAGCGTACGATGGATCGACAGCACTTCGAGGCCTACCAGATCACCGAAGAGGAGTTCCGGGCTAAGGGTCATCAGGAGCATGTCGAGCTCACGTACTACATGGAGGATGACGTATTCGCTGATAACCGGGGCGTTCCTATGCAGGACACGTCCTGGTTCGACAACATCATCAGCGGTGTGTCTGCCTCCGATTCCATCATCTACGTCCGAAGCATGAGCCGCCACGCGGACTTCGAGATCACCCTTCTCGACGACTCGTACGAGCACTCGGTTCTCGGGGTTGAGTATTACGAGGACGAGTAATGATCGAGGCAGCACCGGATAACTCATATTTCGAGTGGCTTGTCGACCGAACCGGAGACACCCGTAAGGCGGAGTGTCCGGAGGAGTCATATTTGAGCCTGCTCGAGATCATGCACCAGACGCCGTTCCGGGTGACGATCCAGAACGACATCAACCGTGCACAGGATGGTATTGACCTACGTAGGGCATTCACTCGGGAGAACCCGGATGTGTCCTACGTCTGGCTTAACGAGCAATCTTGCTCTATGCTCGAGATGTTCATCGCTTTGGCCGAGCGTATGGACATGATGCTCGAGGATGACGATACACCATATTCTCTGGAATGGTACTTCTGGGAGATGGTGAAGAACTGTGGCCTCTACGACTACACCGACGAGGCCCTGTTCAACCCCCGCCACGAGGAGGAAGTCGACTCCATCCTTGAGCGGATCAACTCGCGGGATTACACCAAGATGGGGCACGGATCCATGTTCCCTCTTCGTGCGATCCCGCTTCATGGCGCACGTGATATGCGGAAGGCTGAGCTCTGGGCCCAGATGAACGCCTACGCAAACGAGAACTATATGTAAGGAGACTCATGGATTTCTACCGAATCTGCGAGCGTACCACAAAGAGTGGAAAGGTGGAAATCTACCCTGAGTTCCTCGTCGGTAGGTCGAGGGATATTCTCATTCAGGGACGAGACTTCCAGGCAATCTGGGATGAGGAGAAGGGGCTCTGGTCTACAGACGAGTTTGACGTCGCTACGTTTGTAGACCGGTCCCTCTTCGAGCACCAGAAGAATCACAAGGGTCAGATCGAGACCGTTGTGAAAACTATGTCCAACTACAACACTGGACTATGGACCAGCTTCCAGACTTGGAAGTCCAGGCTACCTGACAACGGGCAGGAGCTTAACGCCAAGCTTATATTTGCGGACAGTACTCCTAGAAAGGAAGACTATGCCACTGCAAGGCTTCCATACTCTCTCGAAGAGGGGGAGCCGGTCGCTTGGGGATCTCTCGTTGGAACTCTATATGATGAGGATGCTCGACGAAAACTTGAGTGGCTCATCGGCTCCATCGTGGCTGGCGACTCTAAGAGGATTCAGAAGTTTGCCGTCCTATATGGTCCCCCTGGATCGGGAAAGTCAACGATCCTCAATATTCTGGAGCTTTTATTCCAAGGCTATACAACTACATTCGATGCAGGAGCTCTTGGATCCAAGTCAGATCAGTTTGCGACCAGTACTCTCGGCAAGAGTTCGCTCGTGGCCATCGATCAAGATGGAGACCTCTCTCGGATCGAGACTAATGGCCTGCTTAACAGTATTGTCGCCCACGAGACGATCCTGATCAATGAGAAGGGTGTAAAGCGCTACCCTAAGCGAATCAACGCCCTTCTCTTCATCGGTACCAACAAGCCCGTCAAGATCACCGACTCGAAGTCTGGTATTATCCGTCGACTGATTGATATCTCCCCCACCGGGCAAACCGTGGGGGCTGACGAGTACCAGACCTTGATGACGCAGATCCGAGATGAGCTTGGGAAGGTTGCAAATCACTGTCTTGGGATTTATAGGAGTCTTGGAAAGCACTACTACGACGCTTATAAGCCCCAGGACATGATGATGAAGACAAATGTGCTCTACAACTTTGTTGAGGAGAACTATCTCCTCTTCAAGGAAGAGAAGTACGTTAGTCTCACTATGGCATACAAGTTGTATAAGGAGTACTGTAGTGAGAGTAATATCCCGTACCCGAAGAGCCGATACATCTTCCGTGAAGAACTCAAAGATTACTTTGACGAGTTTCATTCACGTGTACAGCATGACGGCAATAGACTACGCAGTGTCTATTCCGGCTTCAGGGATTACTTACTGGATCCTGCCGAACTCGAGGCTTCTCCAGAGGAGCCATATTCACTGGCCCTCGACTACTCCGAGTCCCTTCTCGACGACCTTCTGGCGGACTGTCCGGCCCAAAGAGCCGGAGACCATGGGACTCCGCAGTTCCGATGGGCAAATGTTCGAACCACTCTTCGTGAGATAGATACTCATGAGGTCCACTACGTCAAAGTCCCCGATAACCACATCGTCATCGACTTTGATATCAAGCAGGACGGTAGGAAGGACCTTAATCGAAACCTACAGGCCGCCTCGGAATGGCCCCCCACCTACGCCGAGACCAGCCAAGGTGGTAATGGAGTTCACCTCCACTACATCTACGATGGAGACCCTTCCGAACTGGCTAGGCTCTACGACGAAGACATTGAGATCAAGGTCTTCACAGGTGATTCCTCTCTAAGGAGAAAGGTCACTCATTGCAACAACATCCCGGTGGCTCATATTTCGGAAGGGCTACCGTTTAAGGAGAAGAAAGTGATCAACAAAACCACCATGGCCAATGAGAGGAAGGTCAGGGAGCTTATTGAGCGCAACCTTCGGAAGGAGATCCATCCCTCGACAAAGCCCTCGGTCGACTTCATCGCCAAGATCCTCCGTGACGCCAAGGAACAGGGGATGGTCTATGATGTAAAGGACCTGAAGCCTCGGGTACTGGCATTCGCTATGAACTCGACGCATCAGTCTGAGGCAGCCATCAAGACAGTAATGGAGATGCCGTTCACCAATGAGGATCCCGAGGAGAAGTCTGTCGGGTTCCCCACTGGCGAGCTGGTATTCTTCGACTGTGAGGTGTTCCCAAACCTGTTCCTTGTGAACTGGAAGGTGAAGGGTAATCCGCAGGTACATCGGATGATTAACCCCACCCCCGAAGAGATCGAGGCCCTCTGTGAGATGCGGCTTGTCGGCTTCAACTGCCGTAAGTACGACAACCATATTCTCTACGCTCGTACGCTGGGCTTCACAAATGCCAAGCTTTACGACTTGAGTAAGCGGATCATCGAGAACAGCGTCACTGCCGGGTTCGTCGAGGCATACAATCTGTCCTACACCGATGTGTACGACTTCGCAGCCACTAAGATGTCCCTCAAGAAGTGGGAGATCGAGCTTGGGCTGCACCACCAGGAGCTTGGTATTCCTTGGGACGAGAATGTTCCCGAGGATCGCTGGGAAGAGGTGGCGGAGTACTGTGATAACGATGTTATCGCTACCGAGGAGGTCTTCAATCACCTCCATGCGGACTGGCAGGCCCGCCTTATGCTTGCCGAACTGTCTGGTTTGACTCCTAACGATACGACCAACAAGCACAGTCAGTTCATCATCTTCGGGAAGAACAGGAACCCCCAGAGTGAGTTCGTTTACACCGATCTCAGTGAGCAATTCCCTGGCTATCAGTACGCTTTCGGCAAGTCTACCTATCGTGGGGAGGAGGTCGGTGAGGGTGGATACGTCTACGCCGAACCAGGAATCTACGTCGACGTCGCACTTCTCGACGTTGCGAGCATGCATCCCACTTCAATCGAGTGTCTCAACCTCTTCGGAGACCGATACACTCAGCGTTTCAGTGAGATCAAGCAGGCCCGAGTAGCGATCAAGCATCACGATGACGAGACGGCCAAGAAGCTTCTGGATGGGGCCCTAGCTCCGTTCCTTGAGGAGGGTGTGGACTATGAGGCACTGGCCTTCGCTCTCAAGATCGTCATCAACTCGGTGTACGGTCTTACTGCGGCAAAGTTTACCAACCCCTTCAAGGACCCCCGCAATGTGGACAACATTGTCGCCAAGCGTGGCGCTCTGTTTATGGTGAATCTGAAACACTTTGTCCAGGAGCAGGGCTTCGACGTTGCGCACATCAAGACCGACTCGATCAAGATCCCGAGGGCTACTCCCGAGATCATCGAGAAGGTCATGGAGTTCGGCAAGAAGTACGGCTACACCTTCGAGCACGAGGCTACTTACGACCGTATGTGTCTCGTGAACAAGGCCGTCTATGTCGACTACGAGGATGGGAAGTGGAGTGCCACCGGCGCTCAGTTCCAGCACCCCTACGTCTTCAAGGAGCTCTTCTCGAAGGAGGAGCTGGATATTCGAGACGTGGCGGAAACCAAGAGCGTTACAACTGCTCTGTATCTGAACAACGGAACAGAAGACAACCCTGAGATGGAGTTCGTCGGTAAGACCGGCGCCTTCGTCCCCGTGAACCGTGGAGGCGGGATCCTACTCCGCGAGAAAGATGGTGCGTACCATGCCGCATCAGGCAGTACCGGTCACCGGTGGGTACAGTTCGAATCATTCAAGGAAGCTCACGCAGAAGACTGGAAGGAGTGGGTCGACTGGAGTTACTTCGAGGGTCTTGCTGACGATGCAAAGGCTGCGGTGGGAGACTTCGGGGACTTCGAGGCCTTCACCCTTGGAGCTTGAGCCGTATATCTGGAACGGAGACAATGATGGCTGAGTACGAGAACCAGTGGGGTCCGTACAAAGAGCACTCGATCGAGAAGGATCGAGACCCGGTTCTCGATGACCCGATCATCTATGGGGTCAATGTCAAGCACTTCACAGTGACTGTATATTCTCAGGATGGGCGAGTCAATAAGTATTGGAATGCCCGCATCCTCAAGGATGACCTGGGGTACTGTCGAATCGCCTGTCCTCGGGATGGGAAGATTCTGTGCTTCAACTGGATACACTGGACTACGTACATGTTTACCCATGACGGCCTGAACGAGCTGGTGTTTATGCCCGGTTCGAGCAGGAAGACTATTTCTCGACTTTACCATGAGGAGGTGAAGTGATATGTGTGGACGTTGGATGTGGACGTGGTCTCGTTGGCACGGTTGGACTCGGATTCATGTGCAGGACGCTAACTGCTTCCGATACAACTACACCTGACATAATCTGACGAAGATCTAGTCATGAAGGAGGTGGAACAATATGGGATGCTGGCGCTGGGTTCTTGTCCGCGGTCCTTTCTGGCAGCGACACTGGATGTTTGTTCAGGATGCAGGATGCTACCGGCATAACTACACCTGATGTGTAAAAGCCCCCGGGTCTGTAAAAGGGCCCGGGGGTCCGCGTCAGAAACTAAGGGTAATATGAGACCCCTCTACTCGAAAGGAAACCCTCATGCTGCCCGTTGCCAAGATTATCATCTCCGGACTCTCCTCCATTGGAGCTGGTATGATTGCCAGCAAGCTCACCAAGCCTATCGTCTCGAACGCAAACGGAATCGCTAAGATTCTGCTTTGGTTCGGATCGGTAGGCACTGGTGTTGCTGCTAGTGCAATCGTTGCCCGTGAAGTGGAGCTGCAGTTCGACGCCACAGTCAAGGCCGTACAGGAAGCTCGAGACCACGTCGAGATCGAAGACTGATCTCTAACCCTATATCCCGAACCTGGGATATAGGTCTTTCTGAAAGGAGCACACATGCCAGGAAAGATTGTCGCCCACGATACCCATCTTCGGATCGATACCGAGTTCATTGAGCTCAAGGACTGCTTCGAGGCATTCCGCCGAGGAGTGGAGTATCGCGAGAAGAATGACGTTGATGATATTCTCGTCATCTGTAACGCCCCCGATATCATTGAGTACCAGCTCAAGAACGGGGACAGCTTTATCGTCACCTATGATCCCATCCACCGGATCATCGTGATGCGTGTGTTCCTCCACGATGAGGACATCACCATCAAGCCCATCTATATTTACAACAACCGTGAGTACCAGATCGCCTGTGAGTTCCTCAGGCAGATCATGCACGACAAGATCGACCTTAAGGACGAGTGGATCGCATGAGCCAGCGAGACAAGAGCGTCATTGACTACTTCGACCTCAATGGCGACCTGAACGAGGAGGCCTATGAGTTCGAGGACGTTAAGCTCGAGGAGTATATTGACAAGCGAAGCAATATCAAGCCTTCATGGGTAGGCAAATACAGTCATCAGCTGCACTTTGATCTTGCGGATGACACGGAGGTCAGCTTCTACAAGGGGCTGAACATCGTCTATGCGGACATCAACTTCGCAGGTGGAATCCGCACCATACTGTTCAAGTGCCGACAGAAGAAGAACCTCACCCGATTCATTTCCCGAGTGCTCGAGATTGCACAGGGAGACCCCTCAAACGTCCACCCTGACTTCCGCGCCTGATTTAAGGAGTACACAATGGCACGACTTGGCAACCTGACAATCGAGAACGCCCGCATCTTCTTCAAGGACTTCTCCGCCGCTGGTCCTTACGCTGGTGGTATGAAGCGCACCTTCTGCGTTGAGATCCCCGAGGACATGGTTGAGGCCCTCGAGAAGGACGGATGGAACCTGAAGTCCCGAGAGTCTCGAACTGACCCGGATGCCCTCACCCACTATCTCAAGGTGGAGGTATCCTACCGGGCCCGTCCTCCGAAGATCGTCTGCATCCCGAACCTGACTCGGAGAAAGGTGTTCATCACCGAGCAGACGGTGGACAGTCTGGACTACGTCGAGATCCTTAACGTGGACCTCACGATCAACCCATATGTCTGGGAGGTCAATGGGAACTCTGGAGTGAAGGCATATTTGGGGACCATGTATGTAACGATCGCCGAGGACCCACTCGACGCCAAGTACGATGATGCTGAGGAGGTGGCTGCCTGATGCGACGCTACGGCTTCTTTAACTTCCTGTTTGATGTCTTCATGGTCTCGGTGACTGGGGGATTCTGGCTTATCTGGATCTTCATCAGGGAGATGCGGCGCGGCTGATTTTATACCCCGGGGTCTGTAAAAGGGCCCCGGGGTTCCCCACGAATAGAAAGGACACACGTGGCTAGCCGACTTATCGTCAGTGCTGATGATATTCTGAAGGCGGTCAAGGAATCAGAGGAGTTCGAGAGAAAGGCCCTCTCTGAGGCTCGGAAGCGAGATCGAGCTGAGGGCAAGGAACCTCGAGAGACTCTGTATCCTAACCCGGATCTTAAGCCTGGTCGAGAGATAGTGCTCGACTACATCAAGAACCCTGAGCGTCGTCGTACGCCGCGGTGTTCCGTTCACCTTGAGAAGCGTACTGCGAACAACAGCTATCGTTTTATCGTAGACGTATCTCAGGTAAGGAATCGAGAGCTTGCGGACGAGATTGAGAAGGATCTCTTCGCATTCATGGACTACCTTCTCGACGAGTACGATATTCCACGACGCATTAAAAGGAGCACCAAATGATCACTCTTATCAAGGTTGACGAGGGTCCCGTTGACATCTACGAGCTTCGTATGCAGTATCTTGCCAAGCTCAAGGAGACGGATGGGGTTATGCTTCCCACGTTCATCTACCGAAACAAGGACCTCTTCGTTACTGAGTTCAAGCCCACTTGCGATGACCAGTGGATCATGTACATGACGAATGCCGATGGTCTCATCACCAAGATGCGAATCAAGAACGGTGACCTGATGAGTAACGGGTCGGTTCTCTTCCTGGCTGAAGAGCGGAAGACCTATAACGCCAAGGAGTACTACGACTACTGGACTGCTCGTGAGGGTAAGCCTGCTCCATTCTTCTACGAGGCCCGACAGTACCACGTGAAGTCCTTCATGCGGGTTCCCGGCTCGACCGATCTGTGGATCACCGCCGAGCGAGAGAAGGACCACTGGTACACCTTCCGTATGTCGGATGCCCAGAAGTCCAAGTTCACTCGGCACACCATGACTAACGAGAAGGGTCACCAGAGTTACGACTGGGTTCTCGAGAACGTTGAGTGGGCTGCCGACACGATCCGTTATTTCTGAGGAGGATACGATGGAACTCACTGACGGTGGATGGTACAAGACCCCTCGGATTATCAAGGGGAAGGACTTCCTTGCGCATATTCATGACACATACGCATCTGGAAATGCTATGTATGTGGAGTTCAAGGCGTCCGAGGGAGAGGTACGCATCCTCGAGTACCAGCGACTCTATGATGTAGACACAGAAAGCGCGGTCCTGTTCACCATCAATACCTTTCCACAAGAGAGTATTCTCCTCAAGAACATTGAGGAGTACGAGTTCATCCAGTACCGACCCCAGCAAGCATGGAAGGCAATTCACATGGGAAGCACCAAGCGCATCAACCTCGAGCAGTTCGACCAGATCTGGCTCGATCAGACATTCCAGAAGCTGCACCCGGTTATCGTCAACCACGACGGCAAGTTCTGGCACGTGATGGGGCTGAAGCTAGACGTGGACGCAGACGGCTCGTTCTGGGGGCTCTATCTCAAGCGTCAGGACAGTGACTTCATGAAGGAGATTCGCATGCCTCTGACTCAGAAGTTCATCTACAATCCCATCTCGGGTTCTTGGTCCCTTGACGACCCGACTCAGGAGATCAAGGACCTTGAGGAGATCAAGCAGGCTCTCCGAGCTGATGCGATCCTGGATGTGACGGTCTCAGGTGTGCCTATGAAGCTTATCAGGGTTCAGGAGATCGCGAAGGGTGTTCTATTCTTCGTCTTCCAGGACGAGGAGAAGAACAAGCGGTACTACTACAATCGCCCAGCCATCAAGCTCCGTATCGTTACGGACTCGGAGACGGGCGAGCAGAAGTACCTCCTGGACCACATCAAGGCAATGCACATTGACTGAGCGCTGGAGGAATTTACCCCGCCCCTACTCAAGGTATGAGGCATCTGATCTCGGTCGAGTGCGGAATATCTCGAGCGGGCGAGTTCTTCGGATCCAGAAGTGCTCAGACGGGGCTCCCGGGTTCTCTCTGTATCGCGATGACTCAGGTAAGCAGACCATGGTTCGCTGTGGGATTGTTATCTGGCGTGCGTTCAACGGAGAGCCCGGGAGGGGGCACTACGTTATCCACCTGAATGGTGACATGGCTAATGCCCGTCTCGAGAACCTGGATCTCGTTTCGTACTCGGCATACCGACAGGCCTGGTATGACGACTACAATGCTCGGATGGATGAGCTCTTTGAAGAGACCCGGTCTGAGTTCGATGACTACATCTTCGGCTCATGTACTGAGTCGGAGGCGGATAGAAAGGTTCGCTTTGGCGACTGAGAACTGGAAGACGATCCCCGGACTCAATGACAAGTATGAGGTCTCGGATCTTGGGCGGGTTCGAAACAAGAACACCGGTCGTTTCCTGACACCCCGGTACAAGGATGGCTGCTATATGTACCGCATGGAGAAGCCCAGTGCTCGTGGTAGGGAGCGCAAGGTGTACTCAGCAGCTGTTCTTGTGTGGAGTCTGTTCGTCGACAAGATCCCTGACGGGTACTGGGTTCAGTACAAGGACGGAAACCGACGGAACCTGGCTGTGTCGAACCTCTACCTGAAGTCCAACTCCGAGTTCCGCAAGGAGGAGTACAAGGACGGACGACTTGGGTTCCAGCTTATGAAATCTGAGTTTGACGAGTGGATCTTCGGAGACTGCCTCGAAAGGAGAGCGTCATAGCATGACAGTTGTGTACCGACCTGAGCAGATCCAGGCGGTGCGTCAACTGCAGAACGGCAGCATCTTGGCAGGTGGCGTTGGTTCAGGGAAGACCCTGACCAGCCTGGCGTGGTACCTCACGTCGGTTTGTAACGCCGCCTCGTTCAAGAAAGGGGGGTCCTTGGCTAAGAAGAAGGTCAAGGGCTCCCCTACGCTGTATGTCATCACAACCGCTAAGAAGCGGGACTCCCTTGAGTGGGAGGAAGAAGCTGCGCGTCTCGGTCTGAGTACAGATCCTACATGTAGTTTCACAGGTTCATCCATTGTGGTGGACTCGTGGAACAACATCGGGAAGTACTCGGATCGAGAACACGCGGTATTCTTTTTTGATGAACAGCGTGCTTCCGGCAGTGGGCGCTGGGTCAAGGAGTTCCTCAAGATCACAAAGAAGAACACCTGGCTTCTGCTCTCAGCAACCCCTGGAGATGTCTGGATGGACTACCTCCCGGTATTCATGGCTCACGGATTCTTCAGGACTCGTACGGAGTTCATGGAGGACCATGTCATATTTGATCGCTTCGCAAAATACCCCAAGGTGAAACGATACATAGGGGAGGCGAAGCTGCAGCGACTTCGTCGGAGTATCCTTGTGGAGATGCCGGTGGAGCGACACACTACTCGTGAGAGGGAGACTGTATTCTGCGACTACGACCGTGACTTGTATAAGTGGGTCGTGAAGAACCGGATGGATCCCTGGACAGAGGAACCCCTTAGAGACGCAGGTGGGGTCTGCAGAATCTTGAGAAAGGTTGTCAGTGATAATGACTGGCGTTCAGCAGAAGCCAAGCGCATACTCTCAAGCCATGAGAGGGTTATCGTATTCTACAATTACAACTATGAGCTCGATCGAATCCTTGCAGTTGCAGAGAGCCTTGGAGTGCCTACGGCGCAATGGAATGGACATCGGCACGATGCTATTCCAGGAGGAGACCGATGGATCTATATCTGTCAGTACACCTCGGCAGCAGAGGGATGGAACTGTACTAGTACCGATACGGTTCTCTTCTGGTCCCTCAACTATTCCTGGCGAGTGACGGAGCAGTGTGAGGGTCGAATCGACCGATTGAACACCCCATATTCTCGGTTGAAGTACTACTTTCTCGAGTCGAAATCGTCGATTGATGAGGCTGTTCGGCGGTCATTGAACTCGAAGAGGGTGTTCAACGAGAGGGCATTCATCGGTTAGAATACGTGTGACGGTGGGTCGGGAGAGTGGTCACTCTTTATTTGGTGGCCATTTTTCCGTCCCACTGGCCATTTTTTTATGTTACAGAGGTGACAGATGTTACTCATCACACGTATTGTGGACAAAAAAGTGGACACTTAGGTGTCACACGTATTGTGGACTTTTCCTTGGAATTGCAACGAAAGGTCACAAAGTGGCCATTTTTTGTAAAATATATATATTGATTGATTGATTGATTTTTTAATATATATATGAGTATAGGGTTTTTTGGGTATTTTTTGTCCACCACTTCCTTGAGGCTGTTTGATGATGTTTGATGATGTTTATCGATCGAATTTTCACATTAGTCACATCTGTAACAAAACCCCATCCAATCCAAGGATACCCCCTCTACAATACGTGTGACACCCCTCGTCGCAAACTACGCATATAATGATAAGAAGGATAGAAACAAGCCTATCCCTTCTTATAGGCTTACCCAGAGGAGCACACCATGCGTGAGTCACAATTCCAAGCTCAGCTCATTAAGAAGCTGAACAAGATGCTGCCCGGGATCATCATTCTGAAAAATGACCCCAACTACATTCAAGGTATCCCAGACTTGATTCTTCTCTACAAGAATCGATGGGCAGCCCTTGAGGTGAAGCGAGGCGCCATAGCCTCAGTACGTCCGAACCAGGCACACTATGTTCGGACCATGCATGCGATGTCGTATGCCGCATTCATCTACCCTGAGAACGAGAGCGAGATCCTCAGTGAAGTTCAACAATCACTCACAGCTTAGTGGAGCCCACGCATTCCTTTCCGCCAGTAAGTATCACTGGCTCAACTACTCTCCCGACAAACTGATCGAGACTTTCCGAACCGCCCAGGCTGCTGCAAAGGGCACCCGTCTTCACGAGCTCGCCGCTGAGCACATTCGGTTGAAGATGCGCATGCCTCGAAACAAGGTGACATTCAACAACTATGTTAACGATGCTATTGGGTTTCGGATGGAGCCGGAGCAAGTCCTGTTTTACTCGGTCAACTGCTTTGGCACTGCTGACGCTATCTCCTTTGACAAGGGCTTGCTTCGCATCCACGATCTGAAGACTGGCGTTCACCCCGCCAAGATTGATCAGCTCATGATCTACGCGGCACTCTTCTGCCTCGAGTATGATGAGCGTCCTGGGGCTATCAACTATGAGCTCCGCATCTACCAGAATGACGATATTCAGGTAGCAAACCCGGAGGGCGACGACATCGCCCCTATCATGGACACCATCATCCAATTCGACAAGCTTATCGAGAAGATCAAGGAAGAGGAGGCCTAATGGATCTCGCCCACTATGGTGTTAAGCGCCGTTCCGGGCGCTATCCTTGGGGTTCTGGTCAGGACCCGCACCAGCACTCTGGTGACCTGCTTTCCACCATCAAGGACCTCAAGGCGAAGGGTCTTTCCGAGACTGAGATCGCCAAGGGCCTTGGAATGACCACCACCCAGCTTCGAGCCCAGAAGTCCATTGCTAAGAATGAGAAGCGTAAGGCTGACGTAGCAATGGTGGCCCGGCTCAAGGAGAAGGGGATGTCCAACACGGCCATTGGTCGTCGTATGGGCATCAACGAGTCCTCCGTTCGAGCACTTTTAGACCCCACCCTCAAAGAAAGGGCGGGGAGCACCGAGGCACTGGCCAAGGAGCTCAAGAAGCAGGTTGGTAAGGACGGTCTTCTAGACGTCGGACTCGGCGTTGAGGTCAACATGGGTGTCACAAGCACCAAGATGAAGACCGCAACCGCCATGCTTGAGGCTGAGGGCTATCACGTTCACAAGGTGAAGGTCCAGCAGCAGACGACTGGCAAATTCACCGAAATGAAGGTCCTGGTGCCTCCAGGCATGGACTACAAGACGGTTCTTGCCAAGCGGGGCGAAATTAAAGCCCCCGGTGTCAATATTGAGGACCGGGGTCGTACCGTGTACGGTATCGAGAAGCCCACTGCAGTTTCCAGCAAGCGACTGAAGGTTCGCTATGGAAATGAGGGTGGTACCGATATGGACGGCGTTATTGAGGTTCGACGAGGAGTCAAAGACCTCTCCCTCGGTGGCTCAAACTATGCCCAGGTTCGTATCTCTGTCGATGGTACGCACTACCTCAAGGGTATGGCGATGTACTCGGATGACATTCCTAAGGGATACGATCTCCGGTTCAATACCAACAAGAACCCCACCGGCAATAAGCTTGACGCCCTCAAGAAGCAGACTGGCGATCCTTCGAATCCATTCGGTTCGGTGATTCGTAAGCAGCTTCACTACACTGATGCCCACGGCAAGAAGAAGCTGTCGGCGATGAACATCGTCAACGATGAGGGTACTTGGGGTGATTGGTCGAAGACCTTGAGCTCCCAGTTCCTCTCGAAGCAGCCGGTCTCTCTTGCTAAGCAGCAGCTGCAGAAGGTTCGAGACAAGCGCCGTGCCGAGTTCGAAGAGATCATGGCTCTGACGAATCCCTCCGTCAAGAAGAAACTACTGCAGTCTTTCGCAGACTCAGTGGATTCTGACGCCGTGGATCTGAAGGCAGCAGCTCTTCCTCGACAGGCCAGCCAAGTCATCCTTCCCGTCCCCAAGATGAAGACCACGGAGGTTTACGCCCCCAACTTCAAACATGGGGAGAAGGTTGTTCTTGTTCGTCACCCTCATGGTGGACGATTCGAGATCCCGGAACTGACAGTCAACAATAAAAACCCCCATGCCAGAAAAGCCATAGGGACTAAGGTTAAGGATGCTATCGGTATCCACCCCAAGGTCGCTGAGCGTTTGTCTGGTGCGGACTTTGATGGTGACTCAGTTCTCTGCATTCCAAACAATAGCGGAAAGGTCAAGACATCACCAGCTCTTAAGGGGCTGAAGGACTTCGACCCCAAGGCTATGTATCCGGCATACCCTGGTATGAAGCCCATGACTTCTAAGCAGAAGCAGATGAAGATGGGTGAGGTTTCAAACCTCATTACTGATATGACTATCGGTGGTGCAAACCAGGCTGAGATTGCCCGTGCTGTTCGACACTCCATGGTTGTGATTGATGCTGAAAAGCACAAGCTCAACTACAAGCAGTCCGAGATTGATAATGGTATCGCCGCCCTCAAGAAGAAATACCAGGGTAAGGCAAACGCCGGGGCTTCTACTCTGATCAGTCGTGCTTCTTCCGAGAAGCGGGTTGCTGAAAGAAAAGCCCGGTCCGCTTCAAAGGGTGGGCCTATCGATAAGAAGACTGGACGCAAGGTCTATGAAGAGACTGGGGCTACTTATGTAGACAAGCATGGAAAGACTGTGCTTCGTACTGAGAAGTCTACTAAGTTGGCTGAGACCCATGATGCATACTCCCTTGTTTCTAAGAACGGGAGTGCTATTGAAACGGTCTATGCCAATCACTCTAACGAACTGAAGGCTATGGCTAACGAAGCCCGTAAGGCTACGCTTGCTATCCCCTCTGTTCGAAAGAACCCCCAGGCCGCAAAGACCTACGCCCCTGAAGTTAAGTCCCTCAAGGCCAAAGTAAACGAGGCCCTCCGGAATAAACCCAGGGAAAGACAGGCACAGGTCCTAGCTGATGCGGTCATCAGGGCTAAGAAGCAGGCTGATCCTACTCTAGCCACTGATAAGGAGCGCCTCCAGAAAGCCCGCCGCCAGGCTTTAGCCGAGGCCCGTTCAAGAACGGGGGCTGGTAAGAAGCCTTTCACTATCACTCCTCGAGAGTGGCAGGCTATCCAGGAAGGTGCTGTCTCACAGGCTGCTCTCAACAAGGTTCTTGAACTTGCTGATGAATCAGTAGTTAGGGAACTGGCTACACCTAGGTCGCAGCCTAAGGTATCGTCCAGCATGGTGTCTAGGGCTAAGGCTATGAGTAGCAGAGGTAAGACTGCTGCTGAGATTGCTGAAGCTTTGGGAATCTCAACAACTTCTGTACACCGTGCTCTTGAGGAGGGCTGACCACACCATGGTATACACCCTCTCACAGGGCCTCTCTGAGGAGGTCTGCTATGGCTAGGATGCTGTCCACAGTGGACAATCCTTACGATCCAAGAACTTCATGGGACGAATGGTTTGCTTTTGACACGGCCCACGGCTACGGTACCTGTGGCCTCCTGGCCAGGCTGTGCACATCAAGCGATTCGTTAAGTGAAGAACTTGAAATCGAAGAAATTGAAAATGCAATTGATCGAATTCTCAATCTTGATGGAACGAATTTCTATCAAACTTTTGAGATCGATGATTGAAAAATAAAATTTCTTCGTCGACACCGGGGGAGGGGGGTTCGCTATTTGAGCCCCCCACCCTCA